TACCCAAGTCTACCCTATCTGCTGTCTTCTTTTCATAAGCAGGTGCGGTCTCTGTTTCGACGGTAACCTCCAACAAAGAACTGAACGTGATATGTTCAAGCGTTATATCAAACTCTATTGCGTCACCAGACTCGGCGGCCTCGGTCAGAGAAAGGCCTGTTATAAACATATCTGTTCTTTGCCCAACCCGAGCTCCACTATCGAACTCAAAGATTGTCAAGTTTTCTTTGCCAGCGTGAAAGGACTCCAACACTTTGAAGAGTACCGCCTCAGAATAAGACGAGCTCCTACCCTCAGAGACCCCCTCAATGGTTGGTAGTACGTCTGTAAAGAATTGCGAAGCAAAGCCGGGAAGCAAGCTGTTAAGAGAATCTTCTGACTTCACCTCGATAACACCAGCGATGTCACTCTCAACCACAACCTGACCAACTCCAATAAACTTTCTATCTTCTGCGCTTAAGTCCTTTGGTTTACCGGAGTTAAAGTCAGCACCTGTTATAAACCCTTTCAGTTTAACAACAAGGTTTTGTTTGGTAACGTTATCACTAACCGTACCAGAACCATCAACAGGGTGCTGACTTACTTGGCTTTGGAATGTATGCGAATAGCCTGTAACAACATCCAGATAAATGAAGTCGCCGCTTTCGCTTTTAAGTGCTATACTCATTGTAACGCTCCTCCAAACTTATCGGCTGAAGACTTAAGAAGGTCTTCAGTAACCTGTTGTGCTGTTTCCCTTGCGCTTGAAGTCTCGTAAACATTTATGTTTTCTATGTTAAATTTAGCTCCTGAGTTTTCTTGTTCTGAGAATCCAGTAGGTTTTTTCATAAATGTATCCGATGAATGTCGATATACTCCCTCTGCCTGCCCCTGACCTATTTGCGACATATTTTCAACAAGGTTATCCACACCCAATGCGTTTGGAATCATCATCCTAGGGTCATTTCTTACAAAGTTCACAAAAGTTTCCGTGAGTGACTTACCACCAAACAGGTGATTTACTAGGTTGCCTTCATAGTCAGACCCCAGAGCCCTCGCTGTCTTGAGCTTTCCAGCGATTACTTCTTTTTTGTCTGGGTCTTTTTCTTCGTCGAGCTCTCTCTCTAGTGTTCTAACCTTAAGGGTGTCACCACCAAACAATAGTATAAAAGTTTCTATCCTATCTTGGAGGGCTTTTATCTTTTCATTCAACCAGTCGATTAACTTGAAGTCTGTGTTCTTGTTAAACAAGTCAAATAGGTCTTCAACCCTCTCTACGATTGTATCTATAAGATCATATAGAGATTCAAAAACACCCATCAAGTTATCTCTAACTTCATCGGCAGAGTCTCCAAGAGCCTGCCCCATTAGGCTGTCTCTTCCTGCCATGAACGCAGTGAAGTCTTCTAAGCCTGCTAGAGCCATAAGAACACCTGTAGCAAACCTTGTGAAAGGAAGTGCCAATAGTGTTATTACACCACCTAGAGCTAGTATGTTACCTCTTGCCATCCCTGTGTGTTCAGACAGTTTATCAATACCTGTAGACAGATCAGCAATCAAGCCTAGAGGAATTCTTATGACAGCACCTATGTAAGCCCAAGCTTCACCAAAGGCTTGTACAAGTGGTTGAGATTTTTTTAGAAAGGTCGCCATTGTTCTGAACAGGCCTTGTTGCCCTTCCTCAAAACCAGCAGCAGAAAGAACCTTAACCATATCACTAAATACGTTGTTAAACCTTCCCTGCTCGGCTGTAGACGCTTTAATAGCATCTTCATAAGCACCACCAGCCATAGCCCTTTCTTCTAGGATTCTAGCAAACTCTGGCAGATATTGCATTGCCGAGACATTACCTGTCTCCATTAACTTGAACAGCTCTTTGGTGTTGTTGGTTTCCCCTGTTACAGCTTCCGCCATAGCAGATATAACACCGGGCATTTTCTCAGCTAACTGAGTCTTCAATTCTTCTGCGTAGATTTGTTGCTTGTTAAGCATTTGCTCTACAGCTCTCATAGAGCCTTTCATATCGTCTGTACCAAGACCCATTGTACGACCGTATCTAGAGATACCTGCGTACATATCTTGGGTTGGGGCCACTTCCATGCCTGCGTTAGTCGCAGAAGCAATCATTCGGATGTAGGGCTGGCCTTGTTGACGATAGTCTTGACCAACTTCGTTAGAGAAGTCTCTTAGCCAAGCAAGGCCTTCCTGACCTTTTTCTGGACTACCAAATACAGCTTGAGCTGCATACTGTTGACCAACCAACTCTTGGTTAATCTTGTTAAGTTGACTAACACCAAAAGCAACACCCAAACCGGGGATGAAGCCACGACCAAGATTACCTGCTGCTGCACCTGCACCTAAGCCAGCACCAAATCTTCCTCCGCCGCCATTACCTCCAAAGCCTCCTGCTGGCCCTCTTGGAGGAAGTATGTCTGAACGTATGCGGAACCTAAGGTTACTTTCAGCATAGCGTATAGCTGCCCTCATTTCCCTTAGAAGAGCTTCCCTGTCTACGTCAAAGCGGTTAATTTCTATTGCGGTAATTGGAAGAGCTCTTAAAGTCTCTCTAATAGACTTTAAGAGTGCTGCCTTCTTAATTTTAAAAACACGTATAGTTAGAGCTATCTTCCCAACGGCTGGCGAGAGAAGAGCCTCTCTAATAGCTTTAGTTAGTGCTGGTCTGTTTACCCTGAAGCTATTTAGAGGTACTGCAACCTTCTGGGCTACTACAGCGTCTCTTAGAGCTTTGGTTAGAGCTGCCCTACTTACTTTGAATCTATCGAGAGGAAGTGTTACTTTAGGGAGAACTAGAGTTCGCGTAGCTTCCCTCAGGGCTGCTGCTATTGCAGTTCTATTTACTAGGAAGTCATCTATTCTTAAGATAGGTTTGGCTGATTTTAATATAGCCTCACGGATTGAGTTACTAATGCTTACCCTGTTAACTCGAATATCTTTAACTACCAGTGGAGGTATTAGAGACTTCGATGCAAAACCTGCCTTAAGAGCTGCTCTTAGGCTTACCGTACTTACTTTAAAGTTGTCTAGCTTGATCTCAACCAGCTTAGCTTCTGATAGCAATACGGCTCTTAGTGCTGCCTTACTAACTTTAAAATCATTAATTGCAATAATAGGTGCAGCACCAGTAGACGCAAGCTTCATTTTTGCTTCTAAAGCTTTCTTTAATCTAGTATCAAATCCTGCCTGAAAACTAAAGCGAGAAATGTTTACCCTTATGTTGGATAAAGACTCCTCGCTCATACGTCTTGCTCGTGCTTCGAGATAGTTTAGCTGCTTATCAATTCTCTTGATATCGCCTTCTTTTATCTTAAAACCAAACGTAGCAAAAAACTCCGCCATTTGACCAGCAGCAGCCATAACTATCACCTCTTATTTTTTCTTTTGTTCCTGTAGCCTACGACTTTCATCTTGTAGTGTTCTTTGAACATCAACTATCTCTAGCATGTCATAGAAGTCGGTCAGGCTATAAGTGTTTTGTAATTCGTGAAGACTGCAAAGCTTTGGTTCAAATAGCAACAAAGTCATTACCCTAGAGTCTTGAGAAAACTTTTCTGAAATATCTTTCTCAACCCTGCTAGGGGATTCAGAAGATTCTTTTACTCTTCTTCTGAACCTAGCATCGTAAAAACAGAGCCAAAGTTAAACATGACAATCTCTTTCAAAAGAAGAAACAGTTCCATGTACTTACCTGCAAACTGGGTGTCAAAGTTAATTGCCATACTGTCTACTGTGGCTCCACGAACTACCATAGCTTCGATCATTTTCTCATCAATCTTGTCAATATTTTCTGCAAGCTTGCTCATGCCAACAGAAAGGGCTTCACCTTCACTCAGGCCACCAGCTTTGCTAATCTCTGCAATAGCTGGTAGAATTACCTGAGCCAGAGCTTTTTGATACTTCAGGCCTTCGATTGCACCGAATTGATTCATTAGGTAGCTCTTGCCACCAACTGTAACTGTTTTTTGTTCACGCATATAATATTGCCTCACACAATGTTAAATAAAGTTATCTTTAAAGTTGGAGACGCTATCAGAGAAAGAATTCCCCGATAGTTTAGAATTGCCGCCAACCCTGAATATGTCTGTAGATAAGCAGATGATATTCCAACGTCTCATGGTAATACTATCGGAAAACACCAGCTCGGGGTAGCTTTCAATAAAGCATTCCTCACTTACTATATTACTACTACCTAGCCCATCTGTCAAGTTTAATCTTAACCTAGCAGAGTTAGTTCTTAAATCTTGTTCTAATATCTCGGTAAGAACATCGTTTACCATGCCAGTCTGTATGACATCTATCGTTACGGTGCAAGATGTGTCCCTGTTTCTACGTCTACTGTTAGAACCACGTATACCTTTTATTAAGGTAAAGGAAGGTGAATTTTTTTGTACAGAGATCTTGTCAAACCCTGTTATTTGATAGGTAGAGATTTCTAGCCTTATCTCGGAAGGGCTGTACGTATGAACTTCAAAAGCCATTTACCTAGCCTCCTTATAAAAATGTTGATGCAGCACCAAGACTTAAGAAAGCTAAGTCTCTTAGCGCCCCACTTGCATCTTCGTTACCACCAAAGTTAGTAATACATTGAGTTGCTTGGATAACCCAGACACGATCTGTGACACCATCAGAGAACTCCATGTCTGGCATTTCTTTCACCCAACAGGTCGGGCCTAAGAACAGGCTTGTCCCTAGAGTATCTTTTATAAAGATTGGAAACTTAACATACTGTGTTGCTGAGTCTGCAAGAACGATTCCCGTTAGTATATCATTAGTTGGGCTGGTTGATGCAATCTTAAGTGTTATTGTATAAGTATCGTCCTTAATAAAAGTACGAGCTACCGTACCATCGGCTGTTCTTGTTGTCTTGTAGGGTTGAACATCCTTGCTTATAGTCAGGAATGACCCCGAAACAAATCCGTCTATTTGATAGAACCCAGCCAGAAGTACGCTCACGTCTAGTGGGGAATAATTTCTAATTGCCATAGAATGCCTCTCCTGAAAGCAAAAAAAGGAAGGAGGGTTTTTGCCCTCCCCCCCTTCAATAGGATTGTAAGAGCTTACTAATTAAACTCTCCACTTGTCCTCGACTACGCCGCCAAGCTGCTCAAAAGAACTTGCGTCTTCTGGGCTGAATCTGGCGTTACCACCAAACGTAGCGTTAAGGCGAACTGCCTGTACTTGCCATTCACGTAGCTGCATTGTATTACCAAACGATGCGTTTGGAACAACCGCTATAAAGGCTTCCTCGGCAAAGAATACACTTCGTCCCGAGTTATCTTTAACTGTTAGGGTGAAGATACCTGAGGAGTCTCTAGAAGCTCTGTCATTCTCATAAAGCTGAGACATGATATCGTTGCTGTTAGAAGTTTGCTGTAGAGGTAGTGTGATCATTGCAGATGTATTGGCTTGGTAGATACGTGAGTTAGTATCGTCAGCACCTGTGTACAAGCTGAATGTATCGCTGTTTCTTTCTACGCTCACAATACTGTCTTCGGAGAATCCGCTTACAATGTGTGAGAAATCACCTTGAGAGATAACAATAGTTACATCCTGCGGGCTGAACGTAGCTGTGTATGAACTAGCCATTTTACTTTTTCCTTATTTGTTTATGTACTCGAAACCGTCTTTTGACTTCTTAAGAGATTTCTCGATAATGGATTTTGTTAAAGATGTTCCCCTAACTGCTGCCGCAATAGAATCAAATACAACTCCAAAGATAGATATTTTTCTTGCCCTTGGGTGGCTACCTGATACTCTCCCAGACATTCCGTTAGAAGTCCCTACATTCTTACCTTTCATGGATTTGGCTCGATTTTCTGAGTCTTTGGCTGATCCTCGTTCGGGTCTAACTTTGCCTTTACTGGTCTTAGTCTTAATCTCTTTACCGAGGTTTCTATAGATTGTCGTCTTACCTTTAGCTAAGGCTCGTGCAGCAACCCTCTTGTTTGGGAACCAAAATCCAAGTACGTAGACTGGGGTATCATCTGATCGGTAGTTTATCTCTAATCCTAGATTTCCAGCTTCGCCACCTGCCGAGATGTTGTAAGCTACTCCAAGTCTTTTGTAGTGCGAGATAAACTTTATCTCCAAGTCTAGAATGTAAGAACGACCTCCTTCAACCAGAACTTCAAACTCCAGAGGGTCTTTTCCGTATTTTTCAACAGCAAGTCGAGGTATTGACGCTTGCGCCAGAGAGCCTCGGAAGTGTTGATTTTTACGCCTCTTGGGATTAACAGTGATACCTATGTAGACTCTTTTGTTAATCTTGTTAGTTATTCTGTAAAGGTATAATCGTTCTTCCATTTTAAACTCCTTATAAATCAGACACTTACGGTGCCTCTTACGGTTACAAAATGTATGGCCCCTGCAAGACGAGCTTCAAAGCTAATTCCCTCAAGAGTACGAAGTGCTCTCAGGTTAGGATCAAGGGCAAGAACGTTTGGTACAGTTACTTTTGGTTGTGGGTTTGGAGCAAGACCACCTGTTGTAATACCTTCTGCAAGAACTCTACGAATCTCATTCTCGATAATTGTAATACCGGCTTGAGTATAAGGAATCTTTTTAGTATTAACAAGACGGAAGAAGATGCTTTCACGCATACGCGCTTCCAGCCAATCGACAAACACCATAACGTCGATAAACTCACCACCAGCCATACGACCTTCAGATGTAATTCTAACACCACCAACTCGCTCGTATGTGTTAGCATTTTTTGCCTTCACTGCACTAGCTTGTGTTGAATTAAGAGCACTAACAGTAACGCCAGATAGCGACTTAAACTTCCAAGTATTTGAACCCGGTTGTTCTGGTAGTTGGCTACCAATCCA